AGTGAAGGATTTATAGGTAAAAACCTACAATCATTTCTTAAAGACAATCATCATTTAATTTGTTTAGATAAAAAAACAGGTAACGATTTAATTACTTGTGATTTAGATTATGATGTAGATTTAGTTATACATCTAGCAGGTCTATCAGGTGTAAGACAAAGTTTAGATAATCCTATTGGTTATTGGGATAACAATGTTGTTGCAAGTTATAGAGTGTTCAATCAATTTAAAAACGGTCCTAAAATTTTATATGCTAGTTCATCTACTGCAAAAGAACCTTGGCGTAATCCATATGCAATGAGTAAGTATTATATGGAAACAATTGCACCTCATAATGCTATAGGTATGAGATTTACAACCGTTTATGGACCAGGTGCTAGAGAACAAATGTTAATACCTAAAATTTTAAAAGATGATGTTCCTTATATTAACGTAGATCACGTAAGAGATTTTATTCACGTAGATGATATAATGTCGGCAATAGGTACGTTAATGAAAAACAAAATTAAAAAAAGAAAAGTAATTGATATAGGTACTGGTTTAGGTTTTAATTTATTAGATATTTTATCTCATCTAAATATGGAAGTTACTGATAAAAGAATGGGTACTATGTATGAAAGAAAAGATAATACAGCAAAGACAGGATTTTTAAGAGAATTAGGTTGGGAACCTAAAGTTAATTTATTAGAATATTTGGAAGGAGAAAAGTATGGCAATATTTAATGGTAATATTATAGAAGCTTACTATGCAAATTCAGATAACGATACGGTAGAAGTTATCTATAAACAAGGTGAAAAAGCAATCAATCATTTTTTAAGAGTTGATTATAAAGACCAAGACTTTAAAGATTTAATTAAAGAATACGATACAGATAAAATAGCAGCGTCAACTATTGCTAGAAATAGACAATACGCCAAACAATTGAGTGATATGGTTGACCTAGGAATAAAATCTAAAACAGATATTAAACAAAGAGTTTCGGTTGAAGAATATATTGATAGTATGTTAAATTTTAATTCAAGTGATAAACAATCTGCTGAAATTTTATTTGCTTTAAAGGTGAAGGTATTTGAAAATGACAAAGTAAAATCTTGTAATGATAAAGATTTAAAATCTTCATTAAGGTCTGCAAAAACACCTGTTGATTTAATTAGTATATTTAAGAAGATAAATGGTTAATGTATATTGTGTTAAGGTAGGTGAAAAATACGGTAGAGAATTTGTTGAAAAATTAAAAGACTCTATCAGTAAACATTTAACCGTAGAACACAAATTTAATTGTTTAACAGATAAGGTAGAAGAAGATTACGACATACCAGTTACACATCCAGAGTTAAGAGGTGTATTTCATAAATTAACTCTATTTCAATTTACAGGCAATTGTTTATACTTTGATTTAGACATTGATATAAACGATAATATAGATTTTTTAGCAAGTGAGTTTGATAAATTTACGGTTATTAATAGTTCATCTTGGCAACAACAATCATTAAAAGAACCTTTAAAATTTAGAATTACACAAAACACATTAGTTAATTCTTCTATTATGAGATGGACAGACGAGAGAAGAATATTAGAAAAGTTTTTAAAACATAGAGATTTATATTTAAGATTATATTCAGGTATTGATAGATTTATATACAATGAGGATATTAAATACAAATATTTTATGGGTGACTCAATATCAAGTTGGAAAGAAAATATAAAATATAATACAATAATGTTATATAATGGTAAATATGTTTGATAGAAATACATTAAATACGATTAGAAGATTATTAGACAATTATCCAGATAGAATAGTTGATGTTCTTAATAGTTTAAGTGAAAATCAATATACTAGTAAAGATTGGTTAATAGAAAAACTAAATGAATATCCACATCATTTTAAATACAAAACATTAGATAAAAAAATTAATATATGTTTATTAGCAAGTTGGTATGGTTTTTTAGCATACAGAATGATAGACAAGTTTAAATTAAAACAAATTGCAAATATAGATTGTATTGACTTTGATCCTAAATCAAAAAGTGTTGCAAAGAAACTTTGGAAGAAAATAGATACAGATAATCTTAAAAATGGTAAATTAGCGTATGTAAAATTTATAGAACAAGATATAAAAGACATTGAAAACTTGAATTATCCTGTTGTAGTGTGTACCTCGTGTGAACATTTAGAACAAAAAGTAATAAATGATACAATAAATAAATTAGAACAACACACTTTAGTTGTTTTACAAAGCAATAATTATAAAGAAATCAACGAACACATAAATTGTTCTGATAGTTTAGAAGATTTTGCTAATTTGTATGTTTCAAAATTAAGAAATATGAAAATTTATCAAAAAGATTTTGTAAAATATAAAAGATTTATGATAATAGGCACAAAAATATGATAAATTTAGAAGAATTATTAAAAAAAAGATCAAATATAACTTTTTTTAGAGAAGATAAGATACCTGATAAAGAAATTATAGAAGATATTTTACAAAAAACTCATAATTCGTTGCCTACTAAAAATAATTTTTCTATATATGAGGTTGAAGTTTATGGTCCTGAACATTTTGATGAAAAAAAATCAGTTGCATTATCAACCGTTTGTTCTAGTGCAGGAAAACCATTTACAAAATCAAATAAACCTGAAGATTTTGAAAAATTAGAGGAACTTTACGATTTATGGATAGAATCACACAAACAAAAAAGAAAATTAAGTGAAGAATTAACTAATATTCACTTTAATAATCAAGTTAGAGCGCCATATCTTTTAGTTTACACTAAAAAAGAAAATATTTTAACTAAATCACAAACTGAAAGTGATTATTTTAAAAAAGGCAGGTTAGAAAATGTTTTTAACGTGAATAATAACAAAGAAAATGGTATGTGGTTGATACAATCTGGTATGCACGGCATATTGACAAGTGCATTTGCAATGGAAAAGGGTTTAGACGCTTCTTTTTGTAAATGTTATTTTTACAACACACATATTCATTCTAACATATTAAGAAAAGCAGTAAAAAAAACTAACGACATAGCATTTTTATTAGGTATAGGATATAAAGATGAAACAAAACATCAATATAAAACTTATGTTCCTAAAGCAGATATTGATGAAATAGTTAAATGGGTATGAAGATAATAGCAATCAGAATAGGTGAAAGATATGGTCCTGAATATGAAAAATATTTAGAGGAAAAACTACCTGAATATGATTTTGTATGGATAAGAAAACCTATTAGAGATGATGTATTATTACAATGGAATAAAATGTATGCTATGTCTTTAGATATAGACGAGCCTGTTGTAGTAATGGACATTGATGTATTATTAACAAATAACTATAAAGAGTTGTTTGAGTATCCTGTAAAACGAGGTCAGTTTATTTCTATACCAGGTTGGTGGCGTGATACAGAAAAAAAAAGATATAAAATAAACGGTGGTTTTTTTAAATACTATCCTAAAGATTGTAAATATATCTACGATAAGTTTATGTCAGATGTTGATTTATGGCAAAACTGGTATATAAAAAGAGGTATTGCAAAAGGTCCTGTAAATGGAGAGCAATACTTTGTTGAAGACAATGTTAATGAAGAATTAGAATTAATAACCGTACCTGAAAGTTGGGTATGTAGATGGTGTGCTAAAGAAGATATAGGCGTAAAAGATTTTGATTTGATAAAATGGAAAATTAAGACTTCTCAATTATATAATAAGGTGACAGGTAATGATTATGTTTATTTAGGTGGTGAGTTTCATCCTGATATAAAAATGGTACACTTTACACACTCAACTAATAAACCACACGATTGGGAAGATTATGCGTCATTTGTATAAAATATTTACAGATAGAAAAAGAGTTAATTTAGATATTAGTAATAAATGTACTTTAGAATGTATTGCTTGTTCTAGGCAAACAAATAGATTTAATGGCACACCAATACCAGGTAAAGATATGACAATATCACAATGGACTAAAGTAACAAAACATTATAAGTTTTTAAGTTTATGTGGTCAAATATCTGACCCTATATTTAATCCTAATTTATTAGAATTTATAAAGATTGCTAAAGAACATAATACTCCTATGTCAATACATACAGCTGCAACTGCTAAACATAGAAAGTTAGATTGGTATTTAAAAGCATTTGAAATATTTAAAAAAGGTGTTTTTTGGAAATTTGGAATAGACGGTATGCCTGATACAAGTTCATTGTATCGCACAAACCAAGACTCAGAATTTTTATTTAATGTTATGTTAAAAGCAAAAGAAGTAGGTGCTAATGTTCAATGGCAATATATTATATTTTCTTTTAATGAACATCAAATAGAAGAAGCAAAAAAATTTGCTAGAGAAAATAAGATTAGTTTACAATTTAAAAAATCATCAAGGTTTCAAGGTATGGAGGTTGCATTACCAAAAGAAGAAGAAAATTATGTCAGAAAAAAAAATCATATCTAAAATTGTTCCTAAATGTGTAATAGGTGATAGAACAACATTAGGTCATAGTGCTCTAGGATTTTTATTACCTTGTTGTTGGTGTGATTATAAAGCATTTGATTTAAGACATAAATTGACTAAAGAACACGAAGCATTATATAATGAAAATTTACATTTAGATAAAGTAAAAAACATAGATGAAATTACTAAATCAAAAGAGTGGAAAAAATTTTGGGACATTTTATTTGATGACCCTAATAATGCACCCGAACCTTGTAAAGTTAAGTGTGGAGTAAAAGAGGGTGAGAAATTAAGAAACTGGTCATCTATTGTAGAATATCATTATGATAAACCTGGACAACCAGTAATAAAAAAAGATAATAATAAAGGATATGTGGGGTCATAAATAGTATTATGAGTTATAAAGTTAGAACAATTTACACAAAACCAAGTGCTGAGGTATCTTTACATACACCTTCAGCAGAATATACAGCGTTAATTGATACATTTTTTAATGCAGGTAAAATTACACAAAAACCTGTTGAGAGTATAGATGGATTAACGCATACTTACACAATGATTTTTAATAACGAAACCTCTAGTGATGAATTTAGAGCTGAGAGTGTTGCAGGAGATAATTTCATAGCAAGAGAGAGTCATTGTGATAGTAATTCAATATCTTATTCTATTGAACGAGATGTTTAGTTAAAGGTATATCATTCTTTGTAGCAGATATATTTTGAATACATAAAGAATTTTTTGGATCGCAGGTTTCATACATATCAGGTAAGACACGATAACCTAAAGAAGTAGGTAATTGTTTTGTTAATCTTTCTATAGCATTTCTTTTTCTTTTATCTTGTACAGAAAAGAAACAATCATAACCTCTTTCAACTGCCCATTTTGTATGATATGGTATAATATATTGTAGTGCAGGTTTCAAAGGATTAATAATTGATTTAGACATAAAATTTTGTCTATATTTTTCTTTAGTATATAATCTATCTGCTACTCTAACTAAATAATTTCCAAAGTCAATTATACATGCAAAACTAATTAACTCATCACCTCTAGTCAATTTTGTAAATATTAAATATTTGTTCCAACGCTTTTTCATCTTATCTACATCATAATTTGAAGCGTTAGGGTGATTTGATTTAGACGCAATCTCACACAACTCTACATACTCATCAATAAATGTTATCTCTTGTACAACGCAATTTTCCATAAATGTCTTTTTGTTCCACCATTTTCTCTTTTGTGATTAGTTGCTTTATTGTTATAAACTACTAATTGACCTTTTTGCCATTTGTGTCTATGTATTCTTTTAGGATCATAAAGTTTGTTTTTAATCATTTGCATTTCAGGTAGATTATTATATGCCTCACAATAATAAAGATACACACCTCTATTATCTCCTTGTACTAATTCGTGTTCCACATTTCTGTACTTTCTTCTAAACCATCTTCTCTCTACTTCATTTCTAAAATGATAACCGTATTGGTTGTCGTGTATAAATCTATTCATATCAAATTGTACTAAATCATTTTTATGATCTCTATAATAATTAGGTATATCTTCAAGTATTCTACTATCTACAAATAAAGTATCGCCTGCGTCTTCATCTATATCAACAGAATATAACGCAACGTATTCAGGTGGGTTTTCAGAATAACCTTTATCTATGTGCCATTCTAATTCTGTATTACCTTTTAGATTTTCTTTTGCTAATGCTCGTTCATCACTAACAATATTAACAAACATTTGATCCATAGGGTCTTGTGGAGAAGGTGTAAAAAATGTTTCTAAAAAGTTCCATATTTTTACTTGACTACAAGGAACATTTTCAATAACGGTTAAATCTACATCATTTTGTACTAAATCAAATACACTTCTATTGTTCCAATCTAGGCGATTGTGTTTCATCTATTCCTCCATAATATTCAAAGAACGGTTCTATTTCATAGTTTTCATTTATGATACCTCTTCTTTTACTTTTTGCAAGTGGCAATCCATCATCATCAATAGTCCAGTCAGTTACTTTACCACCCATTTTACCTACTTTAGTTTCAAAGTAAACCATACAAGTGTTAGACTCTTGTATACCATCTATCATAAAATTAGGTATAATTTTCTCATCTGTAAATTTACCAAACTCTTTTTTTATTATTCTTATTAGTTCATCAATACTAAAAGAATAAGTGTCTAAAAAGTTTCCCATTTTTGCTACTGATTTAATTCTAATAGTTAAAGGAAAACTAACACCTATTTTTCTATTATACTTTTCACATAATTTAATTGTATAATTAATAAGAGGGTTTATAATATGTAAGTTTGTAGGATCAACAATGATGTTTATATGAGGTACTATTTTGTGTTTAATACAATATTCTAATGCTCTTGTTTTTAATTTAGCATATTTACCGTTGTCAAATCTTTTATAAACTTCATCATCTAAACCACCATTCATACTTAAACCTAACCAGTTAAGTCCTGATTTTTTTAAATTAATAACATATTGTTCTTGTCCTAATTTTAATCCGTTAGTAAGTATTTGAGGTCTATGTTTATATTTCTTTGCAATCTTAATCATCTCAAATAAATCATCATTCATTGTAGGTTCAGCACCTATAAATCTAATATCAGTTCTTTTAGGTAATTTTTTAAATACATCTTCAAGTTTATTAGGATCAACATCTGCAAATTTAGGATTGTTTAGCATATCACCAAGATAACAATTAGCACATAACATATTACATTTGTAAGTTGTTTGTATTGCTAATATAGGAAATGTATTTTTTTCAGGTTTCATTTTACAAATAATCTTTCATTAACTATTTCATTTATAGGTTTACCAAAATATTTATTCTTTGTATATATATCTTTTTTTTCATCATAGTTTAACCAAGGCGTCAATCCTATTACTACATTAATTCTAGGTTGTGTAGTTTTTACTTTTTTAGTTATAGCAGGTCTATGAGGAAACATTGTATTCCAAAGATATGCTTTACCTAATTCTAACTTATAACTTTTGTATTTTGTTTCCATAATATATTCATCACTTGTTTGTATAGGTATATTTAATCTCAATAATTTACAAGTAGGTTCATCTACGTGCCAACCTCTATCGTTAGGTTCTTGTCCGTAACCAAAGATATATGCAACTCTACTTCTTGCTATATGAAAGTTAAATCTATCTATTAAGAAACCTAAATGTTCTTGTATTACCTCATCTATTTTTCTAAATCCAAAAGTATCATAGTAAGTATTTTTTTTGTCTTTAGTATAACTACCTTTTTCAGCGCCATAATATTGATCTAAAGAATCTGATCCCCATACTTGATTGTATCTGTTTGATGTTTTATCTTTAAAATTAGGATTATATGTTAACCCAAAACCTTTATAGTGTTGAGGTCTAGTCTTACCTCTCCAAGAATGTAACCCTACTTTAGACTCTATCTTTTTTACACCATCTAAAATCTGATCTACACTAGGTAATCCTAGTTCTTTTAAATCATACTCAATCCAGTCAAAATCTTCTTGTTTTTCATCTACATTATTAAACAATTTTCTAACATCATTATCTACCATAAGTCTATTTATTTCGTATAAATATAACATATATTATAACACAAGGAGAATATAATGTCAATAACCATTGATGGAAAAGTGTATGATGATAGTAAATTTAGTGTCGGTTTAAGAAATAGAATAGTAGCCAGACAAGAAATTGAACAATCTAAAGTCAGACACGATATTGAGTTGGAAAAAATAGCAGTTCTTACAGAATTTTACAATAAAAAAATTGTAGAAATGATGAAAAAAGAGAAGGTACAACCGATAGAAACAAATGGCAGCGATAGCTAATTTAATAATAGATCAAGGCGCAAACTTTAGTTCAGATATTACGGTTAAAGACGCAAATGGAAACGCATTTGACTTGACTGGATATACAACAGAAGCCAAGATGGCAAAAGGATACGCCTCTACTAGAACAAGAACAACCATTACATCTGCTGTGGCTTCAGACGCTACGACAGGCGTTGTATCATTAACTTTGACAGCAACACAAACAGCTGCTTTAGACGCACCAGAAAGATACGTTTATGACGTAGAAATTACGCAAACATCAACTGGTACGGTGACTAGAGTCATTGAGGGTATTATATCCACAAGACCTAATGTAACAACAAGTTAAAAATATTATAAATATAGAGAAAGAGAGAGGTTTTAATGTCAGAAATTACAGCAAAGATTAATGCCCCTACTTCAAGTGGCCCTAAACAAGTATCTGTAACCTTACCCTCTGGACAGACACTACAAAATAGTTCTCTTTCTTTAAAACTATTAGGTGATGTTGACTCAACAGATTTAAATGATGGTGCTTTATTACAATACAGAGCTAGTGATGGTAAGTTTGTAACAAGAAATGAAATCTCTACCACTACTGGATCATTAACATTTAACGGCGGAAGTTTTTAGTAAGTTATGGCAACTATAATACAAATAAAAAGAAGTTCAGGCACAACCGCACCAAGTACACTTAAATTAGGTGAATTAGCATATACACACGGCGCAGGTACACAAGGTAATCTAGGAGATAGATTATTTGTAGGAGAAGGTGGCGTAGATGGTAACGGTGACGCAAATAACATAACGGTAATCGGTGGTCAGTATTTTTCTGACAAATTAGATCACGTTGACGGAACATTAACAGGAAATTCGGCAGTAACGGTAGACGCAAACTTAGCTGTCAACACATTAAATATAGGAAACGCTCTCACAACTGGTGGTGAGTTAAGATTTAACGAAGGTACTAATAATGGTACTAATTATATCGGTATTAAATCTCCTAATGCAGTAACATCATCTCAAACATTTGTTTTACCAGATGGCGATGGTTCTGCTGGTCAATTTTTAAAAACAGACGGTTCAGGTAATTTAGATTTCGCAACCGTTAATCAGTTTATTAATTTAGCTGGTGACTCAGGTACAGACACTTACAATACTGCTGAAACATTAACTTTTGCAGGAACAGGTGGTATGGTACAAACGGTTACTGATAATACGGTAACGGTAACTGCTACAGCATTAACAAATGCAAACTTATCAGGTAGTGCTGCTATCGCAAATGCTAATATAGCAAATCCAAATGTAACAATAGGATCTACACAAGTTAATTTAGGTGCTACGGTTACAGGTTTTGCTGGTTTAACTTCATTAGCAATTGATAATGTTACAATTGATGGTAACGATATATCAACAACAAATTCAAATGGCGACTTAACTATTACACCTAACGGTACAGGTACAATTACGGTACCAAGTGGTTATGAAGACAGATCAGGTTTTTCTACACACTCATTAGCAAACAAGGCATATGTTGACCAAGTTGCTCAAGGTTTAGATACTAAACCATCTTGTAGAGTTGCTACAACAGCAAACTTATCTGCTAACTATGCAAATGGTACTGCTGGTGTAGGTGCAACATTAACAGCAACAGGTAACGGTGCAATATCTATTGATGGTGTTTCACCAACTACAAATGATAGAATTTTAGTTAAAGATCAATCAACTGCCGCTCAAAACGGTATCTATGTTGTAACTACGGTAGGAGATGGTTCAAGTGCTTTTGTATTAACAAGAGCAACTCCTGAAGATCAACCTGCTGAATTAACAGGTGGTTCATTTGTATTCGTAGAAGAAGGTACTGCTAACGGAGATAACGGTTATGTGTTTACACATACAGGTGCTCCTACTTTCGGTACAACTGCTTTAGATGTGGCACAATTTTCTGGTGCAGGTCAAGTTGTTGCTGGGGCTGCATTAACAAAATCAGGTAATACTTTAGATGTTGGTGTTGATGATAGTTCTATTGAAGTTAGTTCAGACGCATTAAGAGTTAAGGCATTAGGTGTTACAAATGCTATGTTAGCAGGTAGTATTGACGGTGCTAAAATTGAAGACTTTAGATTTGCTGATGAAGGATCATCACAAGGTACGGTTACAATAGGTAGTGCATTAGAATTTTTAGCAGGTGAAGGTATTAATACATCTGCTGTTAACAACACTTTAACAATTACAGGTGAGGACGCTTCTTCTTCAAACAAAGGTATTGCGTCTTTCAGTTCAGACAACTTTACGGTTTCTTCGGGTGCAGTAACGGTAACAACCGTTGACGGAGGATCATTCTAGTGTCAACCGTAATAAAAATTAAAAGATCAGAAACACCAAGTCAAATACCAGGTTCAGGTGTATTAGAAGCTGGCGAATTGGCAATGAATGTAACAGATGGTAAGTTTTATACTAAAACATCTGGCGGCGTTGTAAAAGAAGTTGGTGGTGCAGGTGCTGTAACTTTACAAGCAGTTACAGGATCAGGTGCCGTAACTACAAACGATATTACTTTAAATGGTGCAGATTTAATTTTTGAAGGTGCTGTTGAAAATGCTTATGAAACAACTTTAACGGTTGCAGAACCTACTGCTGATAGAACAATATCATTACCTAATCAGTCAGGTACGGTTGCAATGGATGGGGATGCTTTAGCATACTCTATTGTATTTGGAGGATAATTATATAAATGGCAAGCACATTTAAAAACGCAGGAATGGCTGTGGTTACCACAGATAATTCTAGTGCAAACTTATATACAGCAGGTGGATCAACTTATGCTGTTATTCACGCCGTTTACATATCAAACAAAAGTTCAACTAACGAGGCAAATGTTGATGTGAAAGTAACTACTGACGGTGGTTCTACTTTCTATCATATAGGTAAATCTTTAAGAGTACCTGTTGAGAATACTTTAATTTTAGATAAACCTATAAATTTAGAACCAAATGATATTTTAAGAATTGTTGCTGAAGTTAACGCAGACTCTTCATCTCCAGATGTTGAAGTCTATGCTAGTATTTTGGAGATTAGTTAATGGCATACTTATCAGGATTTGTAGCACCAGAATCGCAACAAAGTAAAGAGAGTTTTCACGCATTGAGAAGAACAACTGAAGGATTATTATATTATACTAAAGTCAATAAAGATGACGCAACTATAATTGATGTATCAGGTGGTGTACCTACAGATTTACAATTGCCTACAAGTGGTGCATATGTAGATGAAGACACAACTTTTCAATCAATAGAATATTTTTCAGGTGATGGTTCAACGGTTGCATATACAATTACTGAAGCACCAATACCATTAAATAAAGACAGATTACAAGTTTTTGTAAACAATATAAAACAATTAGAGGGAAGAGATTACACTTATACAAGTCCTACTTTAACTTTTAATATAAAACCATCAAGTGGTGCTACAATAGCAGTAGGAAAAATAGATAAAAAAGACAAAAATAATACGACTGATAAGTACCAGCAGTTCATTTTTGAAGATGGAGACGCAACATACTTTATTGATTCAGACGGTTATTTAATTAAGAGGGAAAATGTAGGGTACGGTTTAACGGCATTAGGAAGTGATGATTTTACAACGGCAGAAAGTTCAACTTATTCATCAGCTTCTACCACTTATAGCGTATAAATAGTACAATAAACAAGGTTAAATATGGCAGATTTTAAACTAGGTAGACTTAAATTTAAATGGCGTGGCGATTGGGCGGTTTCTACTGCTTATTTAATTGACGACATTGTAAAATACGGTGGTAACACATATGTTGCTATTGCTAATCATACATCTCAATCTTCAGTAGCAAACTTTTATACAGATTTATCTGCCTCAAAATGGCAACTACATACTGAAGGATTATTTTTTAAAGGTGATTGGGCTGGTTCAACATTCTACAAATTAAACGACCTTGTTAAAAACGGTGCTTATCAATATAGATGTAAATTACAACATACTTCAGGTGGTTCTTTTGCTATTGGTTCAAACTGGCAAGTATTTACTGAAGGTTTACAATGGGAAGATAGTTATAGTGGAAGTACAACTTACCAAGATGGTGATGTTGTAACTTATGGTGGATACACATATGTTTATGTAAACGCTACACCTGCTGCTGGTCAAACACCAACAGATAATGCTTATTGGGATGTAGTAACAACAGGATTCAAAGCATTAGGTACATATTCACACGGAACAGCATACAAAACTGGAGACACGATACAATACGGTGGTAACAATTATGTTGCAACTGCTAATCATTCAAGTCAATATCCAGCAGTACAGGCTACTGGTGCAACAAATACATCTTATTGGACATTAAACCTTGAAGGATTTAAATACATAGGTTCTTACGATAACACTCGTACTTATTTTATAGGTGAAGTTGTTAGATACGTTTCATCAACTTATGTGATGATTAAAGACAGACAGGTAAACGTAACGCCTGGTTCAGACGGTACGGTATGGCAATTAATTGCTCAAGGAGATAGTTCTGCTGTTTTAAATACAAGAGGTGATTTAATTGTACAAGACGCTACACAGGCTGCAAGATTAGCAATTGGTGTATCTGGTTCAGTATTAACATCTGACGGAACAGATCCTGTATGGTCAGCACCTGAAGGTAAAAATGTTTATTACGTTGCAAACTCAGGTAGTGATAGTAACGATGGTACACAATACAGACCTTTTAAAACAATTAATTATGCTCTATCACAGGCAAGTTCAGGTGATGTAGTTGATATTGATACAATTGCAGGAGGTACTGGTGGTACTCCTGGTACTTATAGTGTAAGTCAAACTTCTTCAACAGGATCAGGAACAGGATTTACTGCTAGAGTTACAACAGATGGATCATCAACACCTACAATTGAGATTACAAACGGTGGTTCAGGTCACACAGCTGGCGATGATATTACGGTAAATGGTTCACAATTAGGTAGTTCATCAAACTTAACTTTTAATATATTATCTGCTTCAGTAGGTGATGTTGTTTATGTTAAAAATGGTGTATATAGAGAAATTTTACCTTTAAGAATTCCTGCAGGTGTAACCGTACAAGGTGAATCTTTAAGAGGTACAGAAATTAGACCTAAATCAGGAACAGGAACACAAGTTAAAACAATTGGTTCAATAACTGGTGGTACAGGTGGTACTCCAAATACTTACAATCACGTTCATCCAACATCAACATCTGGTAGTGGAGATGGTCTTGTTATAAATGTAACAACAGATGGTTCATCAACACCATCAATTACAATTTATCACGGTGGTTATGGATACGCTGCTTCAGATACGGTAACTTTCCAAGGTGCAAATTTTGGTAGTTCAAGTGATATTACGGTAACGGTCACAGCATTAGAAAACAATGACGCTTCTAATATGTTCTTATTGAACAATAGTACAAACCTTGTACAAATGTCAATGAAAGGTTTAACTGGTACACCAGGTGCTGGTGGTACTAGTAAGGCTGCAGTTACTTCATTAGATCCAGAAGGATCAATTACGGTTGCCTCACCTTATGTACAAAACTGCTCATCTGTAAATGCTGGTGCAACTGGTATACAGATTGATGGTAACTTACACGCAGCTGGTAACAAATCAATTTTAGGAAACGACTTTACTCAAATTAACTCTGATGGTATCGGTGTTCACGCTTTAAATAGAGGGCGTGGAGAAATGGTTTCTGTCTTTACATATTATTGTGATAAATCATACTACGCTCAAGGTGGTGGATTTATTAGAGGTCTAAACTGCTCATCTGCTTACGGAGAACAAGGTGCTGTTGCAGACGGTACAGATTCAAGTGAAACGGCAGTAACATTTAATACTAGAGGTGAAATGTTAGAATACGATACTGCTCAGTTTGTAGGTGGTGCTACAGAATCAGATGTACAAGATTCACTTTCTGTAAATGGTAGTGGTACTGCTTCTATTGTAGGTGCTGGCGGTGCAACTGCTGATGTATTCAGATATAACTTATCATTAGATAAACTTCACATAGAAAATAGAACAGGTAATTTCGTAAAAGGTGAAACGGTTACAATTACAAAAGAAGATTCAAGTACATTCCAAGTTAAGTTAAGTGCTTCATTTGGTGTAGGTGGTAACGCACAATCAGGACAAGTTGGTGCTTTAATTGCTGTTGACTCAAGTGATAGTACATTAGGAACAACAGGAGTTATTAAACCAGGGGCAAACTTCTTTCCTACTGGAGGAAAATATTATAGAGTATCTGCTGTAACTGAAGAAGATATAGGAAGTAAACAAGCTACGGTAAGATTAACAGAAAGTGTTACAACAGGAAATAATTTTGCAGATAACACATCTGTTTCACAAACATCAAACTTTTCAAATGTACGATTAACAGGACACGACTTCCTAGATATTGGTACTGGTGATGTTACAACATCAAATTATCCAGGTGGTCCATCACAACCTGCAGATCAATCAGACGAGGTTTCTGAAACAAACGGTGGTAGAGTATACTTTACATCATCTGACCAAAACGGTGACTTTAGAGTAGGAGATTTATTCCGTATTCAACAGGCAACTGGTATTGCAACATTGAACGCAGACGCTTTTGACCTTTCAGGATTAAGTGAATTACAATTAGGTTCTATTGGTGCAGAATTAGGTGCTACAATTAACGAATTTAGTACAGACGAATCTTTTGCTGGAGACGCTAATACAGCTGTTCCTACTGAAAGAGCTGTAAGAGGTTTCTTAACAAGAGATCAAATGGGTACAGGACATTTTGTACCACCAACTGGTACAACTGCTGAAAGACCTACAGGCGGAGATTTAAAAACTGGTGGTATTAGATATAACTCATCATTAGTAACTTGGGAAGGTTATAACGGAACACAATGGACTGGTTTAGGTGGTGGTAATCCTTGGGCTTCAACATCATCAAGTATTACGGTAGCTGCTAATGACAGATACTTTGTAGATACTTCAGCTGCAATTAAGACAATTACATTACCTGCTTCACCACAAGTCGGTGACCAAGTTTCATTAGTTGATTTAGCAGGGACATTTGGTACATATAATTTAACAATAGGTAGAAATAGTTTAAAAATTATGGGCCTTGCTGAAGATATGACGGTATCACAAGATAACGCAGCTATTCAACTTGTATATACAGGTGCTACATATGGTTGGAAGTTAACACAAAACTAATATAAATATAGGTAACTATGAGCAATTATAAAGATTTTAGAAACAAAGACACAGAATTTACAGGTATAAAAGGTATAGATTTACCTGAAGGTGCAACGTCAACAAGAGTAAATGAACAAGGTCGTTTAAGATTTAATTCTGAAACAGGTCTTGCAGAATATTATAATGGTACTATTTGGAAATCAATTGACGCTCCACCTGCCGTATCATCTGCTAGCCCTACAGCATTTGCTTCAGATGGTTCTACTTTATTTACAATTCAAGTTACAGGTCAAGGATTTGACTCAGGTGGTACTTCAGCAAAATTTGTAGGTGATGACGGAACAGAATATATATCTGCTTCAGTTACATTTGTTAGTGCTACTCGTGTTGATGTTCAAACGGTTGCTACTATGACTGCTGCTAATGGTCCTTATGACATTCAAGTTACAAACACAGGTTCAGGTCTTTCTGGTACTGGAGGAGATTTAATTACTGCTGGTTCTGCTCCAACATTTACATCACCTGCTGCTGACGCAAATTTAGGAAGTATCTATAATGGTCAAACAGCTTTAGCAGCTAATTTTACTAGAATAGTTACTGCTGACGCTGATGGTTCAGATAGAACATATAGTATTTCGTCTGGTTCTTTACCAGCAGGTATAACTATTAATACAAATGATGGTACTTTTGAAGGTACTTGTACTCAATCAGACGCAGCTGCAGATTTCACTTTTACGGTTCAAATTACAGACGGTTTAAATACTGCCACAAGACAATTTGTTATTTCGCAAATTCTTATACCAACAATTGAAGTATTGGTTGTTGCTGGAGGCGGCGGAGGCGGCGGTGGAAACCGTGGAAACAATAATTACTCTGGTTGCGGAGGCGGTGGCGCTGGCGGATATCGTACAGGAAATTTAGCTGTAGGAGCAGGAACATATACCGTTACGGTAGGTGGCGGTGGAACAGCAAGTCCTGGTGGTAATTCATCTTCTCAAGCAGGTTCAAATTCAGAAATTTCAGCACCAGGTCTTACAACAATCACATCTGCTGGAGGTGGTTACGGTGGAAGAGAAACCGAACCAGGAAACTCTGGTGGATCAGGTGGTGGCGGTGGTTCTCGTAACGGAGAAGGTCCAAGCCAAGGTTCAGGTGGTTCAGGAAATAGTCCATCTGTTTCTCCATCACAAGGTTCTAGTGGTGGCGGTGGTGCCAACGATAAAACTGGTGGCGGCGGAGGCGGTGCTTCACAATCTGGTACTAGTGGTGGTGGTTCTAACTCATCAGGTGCACCAGGAGGAAACGGAACAGCAAATAATATTACAGGTTCTTCAGTAACATACGCTGGTGGTGGCGGTGGAGGAATTCACGGTCCTAGTGGCGGAAATTCACAAGGCCCAGGTGGAACTGGAGGAGGAGGAACAGGTGGTAGACACAATGGTCCTCAGGACGGAACTGCTGGTACAGCAAACCTCGGAGGAGGTGGCGGTGGATCAGGTCCTGCTAACACAGGTCAAGGTGCTGGTGGTGGCGGAGGATCAGGAGTTGTTATTTTAAAAGTAGCAACTGCTGCTTATTCAGGAACTACAACAGGTTCTCCAACGGTTACAACTGACGGAACTGATACAATTATTAAATTTACAGGTAGTGGTACTTACAATGGCTAAATTTGCTAAAATAGGTTTAAATAATAAAGTAATAGATGTAGTTACGGTTGCTAATGAAGTCTTATTAGATTCTAATAGTGCCGAAGACGAAAAATTAGGTATTCAATTTTTAACTAATATGACAGGTTGGCCACATTGGGTACAAACAAGTTTTGAAGGTAGTATTAGAAAAAATTATGCAGGTAAAGGTTATGAGTGGGATGAAGATAGAGATGCTTTTATTGAACCTAAACCTAAAAATGAGGGTAGTTGGGTACTAGACGAAACAACTTGTAGATGGAAAAGACCAGTAGATAATCCTGGTGATTCAAACGGATTAAATTATACTTGGGATGAAGACGCTTACCAAGCAGATAACTCAACAGGTTGGGTATCATCTGCTAATAATCAAGTAAGTGATGGTTCTTAAAATTAGATATTTTTATATTATGATATGCTTAAATCAAATAATCTTTTAAACAATAATAACAATCATTTTATAGACGGATGGTACATAGACGAAAGTTTATGTGATGATCTTATTGATTTTTTTGAAAAATCTAATGATGATGAAAAAAGAGTTGGTAAAGTTTATCAGAATAATACACCTCCTATGGTTGACAAAAGTGTAAAAGATAGCACAGATTTTTATGTTGCACCTTATAATAAACATCCATTAATACAAAAATTTTTAGGTTCTTTAGAAGAAGTATTAAACGAATACAAAACAAAATACACTTATTGCGACACAGGTGTAACTCAATGGAGAATATCTAAAACATATAATATTCAAAGATATTTTCCTAATCAAGGTTTTCATAAATTTCATTGTGAACGAGGAACAGAAGGTACTTACAAAAGACATTTAGTTTGGATGACCTTTTTAAATGACATAAATGATGGTGGAGAAACTGAATGGTTTTATCAAAAACTAAAAGTAAAACCAGAAAAAGGTTTAACACTTATATGGCCAACAGACTGGACTTATACTCATAGAGGATTAGTGTCTAAAACTGAAACTAAATATATTATAACAGGATGGTATGATTTTTATGAAATTGAATAAAATAAATGAATATATAAACAACTCAATAATAGTTTTAGGAAATGATGTAAATAGTTTTTTAACATCATATTCATTAAAAACTAGATACCCTAATAAAGAAATACATCATTTAATTATCAAAGATAGTAAAAGCGAATCACTTGTCAATAGTGTTTTTTTAGATAATAATTGGGTAAAAAAATTTAAATTTAAAAACAATTTTACTAAATCAGAATATCAAATTAAAAATTTTTACGATATTAATAATGTGTTTTATGACAATAAAATAAATTGTTATAAAGAAAATACAATTAATTTTAGTCAAATATTAAAAGATAAATGTATTGAGATAGGTGTTAAGATTGATGAAGGATTTATTAGAGATTATCAACATATTGTAGGAATGGATACTGATGATTATTATAATGATTTATTTAACGATCACTCATTTGTTAGTTTAAAATTTGATAATCTAAAAGAAACTAAAAATATTCACGCTGGTTTTTTTATTGATTGTTTAGGTGATAAATCTTTTTTCTTTGATGATGATTATTTTGACAGAAATACACATACTGCTAGCTCTATTAATTTAAATGTAAAATACAATCATTATAGTAAATTATTACCTAATGATATAATGTTGTCGGCAACTTATAAGAACAAAGATAATAAAACAGGTAGTGTTTGTGAGGCAAGATCAGAAGGTGTTTTATATAGATATTTTGATAAAGATGTAGTTTATTTAAGATATTATTTTGCTGAAAATTATGCAACTAAACATATTGTAACAGATTTATTAAAAAAAGAGTTTGATTTAGAAGACATTAAAATACATAGAAACATTAATTGTCAAAGAGAGTATAGTAATTATGTAAATGTTTTTGCTTTAGGTAGAACAATAGGTAATTTTGAAAATGTAATATGTGATGATAGTTTAATCACACAAAGAATACTTGTTGATTTTGTAGAGATATTTAAACATAGACAAATAGGTGTGTTTTCTAAAAAACAATTAAATGAATATATTA